ATGATATGGCATCACACCATAAGCAGTATCGTCAAATCTAAAAGAGAGAAAACTAGCCGCGCTCAAAGGTCGTGGAACTGGAATATCTACCATCACACCAAACTCACGATAGAACCACCAAAACATTTCCTCAACCTCTTCACTCAGATAGTCATCCCCAAACAAAGCACACCGAAATTTCTCAAAATCAGAATACTTTTTACAACTTCTAGAAAAACAATAAGCTATAAGCAAAATATGTCCTATAGTATTATCATGACAAGTATTAGGAGAACCGGACTTGTTTCCACCATTAACAAAAACAGTATCACCACTAGAAGTAACCATCCAAGAATTCACCAACTCACAAAAGAAAAACCAAAATATCTTCTCCTGCACAGAATCAAGTTTCATCATCGCTCTACGAACACGATAAACCATCAACAACCAGGCAGCAGACATAGAACTATCCCACTGCTTGGCATCATTCTCACTAACATTGGCATTTATACCACCAAGATAACTAGCTAAAGAATCCCAACCACCCCTATTCATAGTCAAACCAACAGCGCTCTTAACACTCAACGGATTTGCATTTATAGCAGCATTTAAGCTATCACTTATATACGAACCCATCAAGCAGAGCTCCATTGGAGCACCACAAATAAGTCTGGTCTTTCTAGCAGCTTTCTCAGCAGTCAAAATCTCAATTTTAGGAAAGCAATCCCAAGTGTAGTACGGTTCATAATGCCAACCAATATTAGATGCATGTTCAAAACAATCGTTCTCCATATTCGGAAATCGCGATAAAACATCCTTTTTAGTAAAAACTCCAGACATAAACTTATATGGTATACCTGCACCACCAGATAAATCCATTGAAGATGAAGATAAAGGTGTGCAATCAAAAAAATTTCCAAGATGTTTCTTTAAATACATAATAGTCCAATTTACAGCCCTCTCACAATCGACACTTAAAGGTTGGTGAGTGTCATGTACAACTTTTTGATGGCAGCCATTTTCCTCTGAACGTCCCCTTGCTCTTTTC